ATCCATCCGCCACATCGTAGAGGCCACCTTGGCCACCTACCTATCCACCCAGACCGGGCTGACCACAGTGGCCTTCCTGACGGGCGACAGCGCCGCAACCCAGACCCTGCCCAAGGCCGTGGTCCTCTGCGAGTCCGCCCGCAGCCCTGCCGACCTACCCGAGGGCGAAGGCAACTTCAGCTGCTCGGTCCGCATCACCCTCTTCTCGAACGCCGACGACACGACCCTCGCCGATCACCGCGCCCGCTGCGCCGCCCTGTCCGGCAATATGCGTGACCTGACCAGCATCAAGGCGGCCTTCGTGGCCTCGACCGACGCGGCCTGCTATGACGTCACCATGCAGTCCGAAGACGAGGGCATTGACGAGCGTTCCTGGGCGACTTCCTTCTCGTTTGACTTGCTGGTGGTCCTGCCCGCCTGACCTAATTCCAAAGCCTGCAATTACAAATGGCCGCCATCTCCACCGGAACGACCTGCATCTACGGAATTGCGGGCACTGTCACCAACCTCTTCGTCCAGAGCTACAGCCTCTCGTCCTCTTTCAACGCTGACGTCACCGTGGTCGACGAGACGGGCATCACCAAGACGCACCGCCTCGACGACAAAAGGTCCGAGATCACCATCGAAGGCATCGCCAAGACCACGTCCATCCCGGTCCTCGGCGCCACGCTCAGCTTCACGGTCAACACCCTTTCAGCCTATCCGTCTGGTTCGGCTTCCCTATCCTTTGTCGGCACCATCACCAAGATTGACGACAAGGGCTCGAACAAGGGCTTTACCGCCGTCACGGTCACGGCGATTGATTACGAAGGCATCACGCCTGCCTAATTGACACCCCCGAAAAGGGGGCAGTCTAGAGGACAGTGGACCGTCGCTTCCTTAACGCCTACGTCGACCCGGCTCCCCTCAAAGGGTTTCTGGGTCGAACTCTTTACCCCTGGTGTCTGAAGTATCGGGTGCGCCTAATGGCCTTTGACTCCCCGCTGGTCACCGGCTCCCGCGGCATCACCCCTGCGGACCTTATCTTCGCCTGCCAAGTGTGCGCCGAAGAGCCTCTAGGCGACATCGGCTGGCGTGACAAGCTGCGCATCCTAAACCTTCAGCGCCGCCCTGCTAAGTTTGCCAAGCTGTTAGAAGCCTTCGCCGGTTATATCCTCGTCCAGGACTGGCCGAAGTTCTGGGAGCAGACCAAGACCAAGTCAGGGGGCGGTGACAAAGGGGTGCCTTGGCCGCTGTCCATCGTCGCCAACCTGATCGCGTCGGGCATCCCTGAGCAGCGGGCGTGGGAGATGCCGGAGTGTCAGGCCATCTGGCTTAACTCCGCCCTGGCTATCCGCAAGGGTGCGGACGTCTCGATCATGTCGCCCGAGGAAGAAGCCTTCATGGCCGAAGAGGAAGCCAAAGACAAAGAGGCAGCCGCGTCGGCTCATTCCAATTCTGCAAAGGAAAGCACCCCCTGACATGGCCCAAGACCTGACAGTCAACATCAAGACCACCTCCGACGTCCCGCAGGCGATGGACAAGGCCAAGTCGGCCACCGTGTCCTTTGGCAAACAGGTCGAGGACATTCAGAAGAAGTTCAGCACGGCGTTCAAGGACATCGCTTTTGCGTTTGTTGCCCCACTCGTCCTGCTGAACACGGCGATTAATTTCATCTCATCGGCCATCGAGAAACGCAAGCAGGACATCAAGGAGGCCTATGATTTTGCGGTCCGTGCAGAGTCCAAGTATCTAGACTCTGAGACCGTGGTCCTGGCTAAGACCCGCGCCGCAAGGGAGCAGGACGAGAAAGAACGCGAGATGGCCAAGACCGCCAAGCAGACCGAGTTCACCAAGTTCCTAGAACAACCAGGTATGCGCGACAAGGTCGCCAGTGAGATTGGCGGATTCCGCGGATTCCGCATTAAGACCGGCATTGACGCTAACGCAGCCGAAGACCTAGCCAAGGACGCTGACGTTCAGGCAGTAATTGCTCGCATGATTGCTCCTGCCGTAGAGGCAAGCAAGAAGGCCGCCGAACTTACCGCAGAACCTAAATCTAAGGGTGCCGACTTCAAAGGCCCCGAAGGCTTCTCCAACGTGATCGGCGTCGGACCGAACCCGGTCATAGAGGCCATGGCCCGCCAGATTGAAATCCAAGAACAGCAGCTCGCCGAGCTCCAGAAGATTTCCGGCAGCACTCCCGCCGGTCAAGGCGACTTCACCAAGGGCAACCAATCAAAATAATTTATGGCTATCGTTGAAAAAGGGGACACCCTACTGACTGGCATCCTTCAGCCTGGGTACAAAATCCAGACCGACGGCTACGGCCTTACCACTGCAGTCGGCGTATTTAAAGTCGACCAAGGCGGCACGTTCGACTTTGCGAACCGCGGTCAGACCTTCCCGGCTTCGGGGTTTTCATATCTCAAGGCGCATAAGGCTACCATGTCCTTTGATGCATTGAGCATTGCAACGGTAAGTGTCGACTACGTTGGGATTGGTCCTGGTTATAATAGCGGAACCCGCACGGACCCGCAGATCACCGGCTCGCAGGGCCTGACCTCCGAGCAGATCACGACCCACCCTAACTTCTTCGAGCTGGCTACTGGCTTCTCTGGAACACCTATTGCTGGCGTCGGGACTAGCCCAGGAACTAAGGCTGACCCAAACTTTCAAGCCATTGCCGGAACTAATCCCACGGAATATGGAGGCAATAATGGAGCAACCTTTGAAAGCGCGAAGGGCCGCAAGTTCCTTGGCTTTAAGAAGGCTGAGTTCAATGATTTCTACGGTAAGTCGAACTACCTTGCCCCGCAGACATCCTTCTCTGGTCACTTCTACACTACATCAACCAGCAACGTGACTGGGATGCGCGATCGTGTAGGCAAAACGAGCGGCACCAATCAGTTTAATTCAATCGCCTTAGTGCCCGCATACATCGGCACGGTTTTCGTGAATGGCACCAAGCATCAGCTTCTCCTGGCTCAGGTATCCTTTGAGGACTATGGCAGCCTTTACAAGGTCAGCTACGAAGTTCGCTATAACCGCGAAGGCTACGTCGCCTCTGTCTACGCTCCTGCCTGATGAAGATTCAACCTGGAGTCGGCTACAACTTCGACTCGTCCAGCAAGGGCTTCACGCTGGATATTTCTGACCCGTTCCCGAGTCGGGACGGCGTGGTCTCAGGCCACCCCTTCAAACTCATCAACGTCGCCCTGCGTACTTCGGGCGGCGCTACGACCGTCACCTATCAGGTCCAGTCCGGCACCATCAATAACCTCGTCCCTCTGATTGACGACTACGTCAGTGGCACCGAGGTCAAGTTAGACCGCGTCACGGCGGGGGTGGCTAACCCTCCGACAGGGGAACTGGCTTCGTCGAATTACGACGCCACGACCAAGACTTCTTACATCACGCTGCGGGCTGGGCCTAAGACTGCGGCTCCTTACACCTACCCAGACGACGACGATACAAGCAATCAGTACCCGGTCATCATCGGCGGCAACGTTGCCCCGACGACCCCCGACGACAACGTCTGGGGCTTCCTCGTCATCGGCACGATCACCGTCGATAGCATCACGACCCCGACGACCTTCACGGTGAACCAGAACGTCAGCGGCTCCCTCTGGGCTGACCGCATCAAGATTAACGGGATGACGGCCCGCTACTACTACGCCCGCATCTGATGGGATTCGTGATTGGAGGGTCTGATGAATTCTCCACGTGGAGCAAATGCCGCACGCCTATATTCAACGGATACTTGGGGGCTGTCGGCAATAGTGCTGGTGATCATAATTTTTCAGGAGCAAGCGATGCCTGGATGACGCAGGCCAACACCTTTTTCCGGTGTGCTTATCATTTCTATCTTGAAGGCTGGGTAACTCCTGGCGGTACTACCGGAACGGGATGGTACGGCCCATTTGCCTTCCCGACCAGCGTCTTCCCTATTTCATCGCAATTCTATGTCGGAGCATACGAACCTAATCCCAATGAGGTATACGCCCCGAACCTCTTGGACGACGTAGAGGTTCAAGCCTACTGGGTCGGCAGGAACGTCCAAATTGATGCGTCCACATACGCGATGGATTACGTCGCCCTTAATGGGGTGATGGGGTCTTTCCAGACCATCACGCCTTCCAGTAGCGTCATTTCCTTCGACCTTTGACCCCCCCCTTCCAATCGGGGCAAGGTTAAGACCCGATGAGCTGCACTAATCAAGTAACCGTCTCGCAGGGTAACACCTTCGCCTGCACCTTTACCTGGACGCCCGGGGCGACTGGTCCGGCCAACCTCCTGACGACGACCATCAGCTCGTCCCTCGAAGACCGCCAGAGC